CAGCCTCACCAAAGGAGAAACAAGGTGAGTCTCGAGGGCGATATCGTCCCCGTAGACCGCGTACTGTCGAGAACCGACAGCGCGACAGGCTGCTGCAAAGATCAGTGTCTCAAGGGTAAAGGTATAACCATTACCCATCGAGGAGAATTTGGCATAACTGCCAGTTCCCCAAGGAGCACTGAACGAAGATGACCGGAACGACCTTAAGAGGTCGAACCAGTCTGCAGGCAAGAGACGTGCAACGCAATTGAATGCGAGCGTGTCTGATGCCATTTCCAGGTCAATGGTTGCAAGAGATCCATCGATGGACCCTATGCGAGCAAATTCCTGGTTCTTCGCCTGGGAACTCAAGTCGATCCCCCACCTCCGTAACTTGGTTTTCAACCAAGAATCCAGCGCGAGCTGGAATGGAAGTGAATGTGTCGGCTCTTTCGCAATCGTGCGATGAGTTTTCCAGTTCTTCGGAACAAGCGTAATAGCATTGCGCTCTACACTTGCAAATTTGCAGGAGGTCAGATCCACTCCATGTGATAGGAGCAGACGTCCCAACGCGGTAATCGCCGCACGTGGGGCCCTCAACATTCCAGTTATTTTTAGGAATGGGAGGGACCGACGCCGCGGACGGTCCTCGGTGGCTCCATTGGTAACACGAATCAACGACGGCATTGCGCTGTCGAAGTCGGATCGATCACCAAGCAGGAAAGCAATTTCTTGCTCCATTCGGTTCAGCCACCTACTCATCTCCGGATCAAGACGATCCGGATTAAAGTAGTAATGGTCTAGCCGTTTATTGGTGATTCGGCAGATGCATTCTCCACGCTCAAACGTAGTTTGAGCGGCTGAGGCACATCTGCTCTCATCAGCAAACTGCTCGTTCTTCTTGAATAGAGCAGCGATCTGGCGCTGAGCCAGTACTGATGCGAACTCGTGATCGTGATACTCGCGATCTTCGATGTTACCAATACTCGCGAGCGAGATATAATCTCTCGCCCGTATCATCCCCTCTACCCGGGTTCGGATAGGATCCGTCGGGGGGAGCTGTGTTCTGATCAGGCACAGGGCAACCTTGAAAGGATTCAGTCTCGTTTGAGATCGGCCCTTCGGGGGTTTCATCTAGAATACCTCCAGCAAAGTCAGAGAGGATAGCTCGGAAGCTATCGAAGTCCAGGATAGAATCGCCCGAGTCCACGAAGGATAAGGCGACTAAAGTCCAGAGGGCTGCGAGGTGCAGCCCAAGGATTCTACTGGACATATGCCTGCGAGGTCACCATTGCGGTGAACTCGTCACTGGCCACGAAGTCACGGAATACGGCGAGAGCCGCGGTGACATCGTCACTCTGACCATCCGCGGGATAGCGGACGCCTGCATCAAACACGACCTTGGCTGCCAATGGATTACCATCGGCATCCTCGGTCCCGTAGACCACCATCAGATGGCTCTCAGCGACGCCATTTGACGTGGTCGGCACCTTGCGCTTCTGGATAACCAGGCGGGGTGCTTGTACCGTGTGTCCCGAAACCATATAGGTCCGGTTGTTCTCCTTATCGGAGAACTCGGTAATGGTGGTGGCAAAACTTGCCATCGCTATACTCCTGTATAGGTTAAAGGATACGTTTCGCCAACATAGCCGCAGCATCAAGGATGCGTGGACTAGTCAGTTCAACGGAAATGGACGGAACTAAGGATGGCATACCTGTCGGCACACGAGTGCGTGAGGAATACCGCTCATGTGATGACCCTCCTCCACTTTGAGATGTATATCTCTCGTTGGAGCCTTCCCGGATGTTCTGGGTATACCCAGTTACGGTAAGGTCAAGCTTGCGGCCCAAGGAACAGTAAAACCTATCGAAATAGGCTTTTGCTGACCATGCGCTTAGCACGTCACCGATGTTCACAAACCAATCGGCGACAAAGCTGTAGGGCACCGTCTCCCATGCCGATATAGCTGGATTAGCTATATAATTGAGTGTTTCCACTCGCAATATGCCTACTACGTTAGCACGGTAGCTAATGTCGTAGTCATAGACATGGATATGGTCGAATCCAACGGATTGCCATGTGGTTCCATCGATGTAGGTAAAACTACCCGCATCTGAGGTACCACTCCGTCCCTCTATCACAAGGTTTGTGATTGGCTTGTTGATAAAGTCAGCGATGTTGGCAATATCGCGACCCAGCTGTTGCCAGCCGTATCTCCAAGTCATCCAGGCGTCAGACGCAGCT